TTCATCTTGAGGACCGGCTGGATCGATAAACGGTTCATTACTTGTATGGTGATGACCATCTGGATTCTTTTCTTCTGTTTGTGTATTTGCATTTTCTAAAATCATATCAATAATTCCGCTTATAACTGTTTCTTTTTCATCATTAGTAAAATATTCGTCTGGTAATGAATTAATTACTTGTTGTGCTCTTGGATCGCCTTGTATTGGTTCTCTATTATCAAACTGTCCCATCTGTGGGTCGTAATACATTGTGAATTCGCCACCCTCGTATGTAAACTTACCATACATCGAATAGTCTCTATCTGCTTCAGCCCATGTATAAATATTGCCTTTAGGTGTTTTTACTTGTTCGCCTGTACCATATAACCCTTCTGTTGTTTCTTCTTTGGTGTTCTCAAACAAGTCAGCGCCAAATTCTTTAACATCTGCTCTAATTGCCATTGCGGCATCAGTTGCATCATCAAATGACAAGTATGCGTAATCTATAAGATAATTTGTCAGCAAATCATTGTCGTAATAAAGGGTAGTAAAGTGTGTGATATTAGACCTGTATAGGTTCTTTACCAATTGATAAGCCTCTGGGTACAAGTATGAATATCTTCCTGGCATCGTGGCTTGAAATTCTTTTAAAGTTGGTAATCCTGAAAGTGTTCTTAATGTATCTAATGCCTCTAAGACATCGCCCATTTCTTTTGTTCTTTTTTGTGCAATGTCGATTGTTTCTGACTTAGGCTTTAATACCTTGCCAAAAATCTTAAAATCAAAATTCATTAAGTAATCAACTGCTAATCTTTTAAGTGACTGGCGTAATTCGTGGTTGTCAAAATCTTCCCTAACTCCCATGGATACTGTTTCACTTCCTTGGTCAAGTCTTACAAGTATGTTAGGTTCCTTAATAACAAATCGTGAAGCTTCTGTATGGTCTATTACTGTCTCGCCTTCAGCATTTAAACTTAAGATATCATAACCGCTACCCGCCAGTAGGTTAAATACTTTATCTGCGACTAGTTCAATATTTACTGCCATTTAGAATACTCCTTTATCAATACTATTTATCAAATATTAAAGAATACCCAAAGGCATAGGACCGTCATCATCTTGGTCATCCCATTCACGATCATAATCACCGTAATCATTTGGATTTGCTAACGTACTATTAACAGCTTCAAATACTTCGTCTTCAAATGTACTAATGTAATGTATCATTCTTATGCAAAGCATCATAGACATAACTAAGTCATCATGTTCGCCAGGTTTAGCACTAAAACTATTACCTTTAGCAACAAAGTTTTTAAGTTCAGATAACAACGGTTTACTGTTAATTATTAATTTATCTTGTTCTATTAACCGTTTTGCACTTAAACATGCTTCGACTTTAGTTCGATGTCCTGTGGTAAAACCTTTTCTTGCTCGCCTGCCTGATACTTTTTTAGGTTCATGTAAGAAATCTCCTGGGAAACTTTCTTCTCCAGTATCCCTGATTACTAGTAATGCGGCTTCGCCAATACTATTGTTCTCAACACTCCAGTAGATTTGTTCAACTTGTAGCTCTGTTAGATATTGCATAATATCCATCATTACTTTCATTTGCCCTTCTATAGGCGTCATGTTGTGTTGCCATTCAGCAACCTGCACCATTGTAGGCAATTCGATTACTTGTATGCCAGCGGCATCGCCGCCTGTGCCAGTTGATGGATCTAACCCTATTACATAAGTGCATGTAGGATGCGGATGTTTGTACCAACGTACTTGTCCCATTGTTCTAATTGGTTCTATGCCTGACATGTCAATTAATTTTAAAGAATTAATAAGGGTTTCGTCGTATATAACAAATTCACATTCGTGCTCACGCCTAAATCGTTCTTCGCCTATGCTGTTACGCTCTTGATTTGCCCATGCATTATCTCTGTCAGGATGTTGGTCCCATTTAGCTTTGTAGCCTTTAAAACCATTCTTACCTGTACCATCTGGTGTTGCATTACCATATTCATCAAATATATTTAAAGAGTTTGCCCAAATAGTAGCAAAAGTATCATCGTCACTGTTTGGTGTACTAGTAACAATACACTTACCACCTGTTGCTAGTGTAGGACTCAGTGAAGTCCAAAACTCTTTTGCTATTGTATTCCTAACAAATGCAAACTCGTCTAAGTAAACTAGTGTTAAGGACATACCACGCCCAGTAGTTTCGGTTGTTGTACTACTAACTATCCTACTACCATTATCAAATGTGATACTACTTTTATTGTATTCCATTACACCAGCTCTAATATGGTCTGGGGTACTTTCGTATGCAAATCTAATACGTTGCATAATTTCACTTGCGCCTGCCGCCTTGTGAGCCGCAACTAGTATTGTACTATCAGGTTTAAACATTGCATACCAAAGTAAGTATCCTGCGGCTACAGTGGTTTTACCCATCTGTCTGCCCAACATGTTAATACTGTATCTGTATTGGTTGTAGTTTTTAATAAGATCTAGCTGGTAGTCATATGGATCAAATTGCATTTGTCCATGTACAGGATGCTGTATTCTCATGAAATTTTCCATGAAGTACAATGCACCGTTAACATCATCACAGCATTGCTGGAATTCTAATATGGTTTTTTCGTCGTAATCGAATATCTGATTAGCTGGTTTTACCAGACTGGTATCCGCGGTTCCTCTAGGCATGTGATTGCTCCATGCTAGTATTTATATCGTATTGGGATTTACTTGAGACGTTGTTGGAGCTTATCTTTGATAATATTAACCAAAGTCTGTCTAGCATTGCTGTCTGGCTCAGAATTTCCACATGGTGATTCATCACCGCTATCAGGAGAAACAACTACCATATCATCTTCTGGTGCTTCTGGTTGCTCAGTTTCTGGGTTAACCAATAACTCTTCTTGTTCTGGCTCATTACCAGCTGGGGCATTTAAATCAGGAAGCGATAAACCTGCTAGTTGCATAATTTTTTGTAACTCTTCCATGTTGTCTGCACTTGCTTCAATACTTAAAGAACCTTTGTCGGTGCTTTTATGTTGCTTGAATTCTACTGACCCTTCTGTTTCTTGTGACTCTGCACTATCAACACCATAAGCATCGCTCATTGCTTCATCAATAGATTTTAATCCTGCTAGTTGCATGATTTTTTGTAGTTCTTCACCTTCGTCAACTTCATCTTTGTCTTCATCTTTATCTTCATCGACTTCTTTATCGTCGTCTTTGTCAGCGTCATCATCTTTCTTGCCGTTCTTCTTATCCTGGTATGCTTGTAGTCCTGCAGGTAATTTACCTTCTTCTACTTCTTCTACTGGGGCTTCTGTAGTTGGCATGACTGGTGTTATCCCGTCTGCTTCGTACATCTCATCAATGATGTTAAGCAAAGTTCTACATAAATCTAGATCGTTGCTCATCGTATTCCACCTGATTGGCTAATAGTTGTTACTTCTTTAGTATCGTCACTTTGTCCCATATTACCACTATTGTTTATAGTGTCCCATATAGGTCTTAAAGTGTCGCCCATTAAGTCATCTTTATCAGGATACTGTCTAAAGTAGTCAGCGCCTTTTTCATCTTTAATTCTCTGAAGTTCTTTTAAGAACTTAGCATTATATTCTTCACCAAAGCCATATTCTCTGCTTTCGTCTTCTTCAACTGCATAATGTTCTTGGTCTTCACTGTTAAGTAATGCATCTTCTTCAGTTACACTTCTGTCTTTATCAGCTTCAACTCTTGCTTCTGCTTGTTCTGATTGCAATCTTCTTGGATCCTTAACATCATAGCATAACACTCTATCAGCATCTATGCCTAAACTTACTGCTAACCAAACTTCAAGTATTCTTGCATTAACAGGATACCCAATTATAACATCAGTAGAACAAACTTCTGATATAAGTCGAGCACCTTTGGTGTTTGTGAACTCTACTGGGTTCTCTGAAATGGGTTTACGTTTAAAATCTGCTACACTTACTACATTATATTTTGCTAAGGCTTTCTCAATAACTGCCATATGGTCCGCAGTACAATCAGCCGCAATTTTAACGCGGTAAGAGTATTCTTTGTTTAAACTTTCTGCTAAAAAATCTTTAAAGTTCATGGTTGAAAATCTCCTGTTACATGTATTTATCATCTGACTCAAGAAAAAAGGCACAATAAATGTACCTTTTAACTTTAACTATTTAAACTTAACTTACAACTATTGCTGTACCTAGAGTAACTGTTGCGCCACTAAAGTCGTAACTGTTAGCAACCTGTGTGCCAATTGCTCTTAGTTGTACCTGAACAGATGCCGCATCAAATTGACTTCCGTCAACAACTGCGTGAATAACTCCGGCGGTTGCTGAAGGGATAACATACATTAGAGGTTGGATAACGCCTAATGTTCTTTCAACTGCTTCACCATATGCATCGTCTTCTGCTTGAAGGTCTGCGCCTGTGTCAATTAATACTGCTTTAAGATTGTGATTTGAAATAAGTGTTCCTGTTGCAAATTCGCTTACACCAGAACCGGTTCCTTTTACCTGTGCCATTTTAATTCTCCTGAATATTTACGTGGATTGTTCCACTATGCTATTATTTATCATTCTTGCCTAAGATTTTAAGTAATTCGTTGCGATTAAGTGACGTGGCACTAAAACCTGTTTCGCCATCTTTACTGTTTACCCTGTGATCAAGGCTGGCTTTTTTTAGCATTAAGTCTACTTGCTTTAATTTTCTATTAATTTTACTGTCTTTGGCCTCTAATGCAATTTTTAACATGTTTGCCGCATTGTTAAATACACTGCCAGCCGCCATATCAGTCATGTTCATACCGAGACTCATTAACTGTTCATAACTCTCAATTGCTTGAATTGAAATATCATCCATTTCTTTATCATGATGCTCCATTCCGCGAACTTCTGCTAAAGCATTATTAATTTTTTCGCTTACTGTGATTGCATCTTCTACTGTTTGTATATTAATTTCAGGTGCAAAAAGAGTTTCGACTTCTTGGGATTGAGCTTCTAAGGCTTCTTCCATTGGCGGTAGGTTAAATTCTTCTTCAAGTTTCTTTGTCATACTACTATTTATATCATTTGTGTAATGCGTCTAATAAAAATGATCCATGCAGATCAACAATCTGCTCTGATAATGCTTTTTGTTCCTGAGGGAAAAGATGATTAGAATGTCTTTTTGACAAAGAGGGTTGTCCCGAATACAAATCAGCTGGTAATTTAATATTTATAATCCGAGTATTATCATTATTGTCTAAAAACATACTTGTATCTAGTTCATCATCTGTTGTGCGAATAAAAAGAATCTTGATTCCTCGATTTTTACACACATTTGTTAGAAAATTTAGATATGCATAACGATCATAATATTTTTTGTAAGTAGGCTGGAATAAAAAATACTTGTAAGCTATATCTTTTTCGTTATCAGGATAATGCACATTCGTGATTTCGTCAGTGTTAAAAAAATGCGGATCGTCATAATCCTTGTATGCATATTCATAATTGCCTGTTGTCTTTTGAGAATACATTATTCTAACACTTGCTGTTAGGTAAAAAAATAAAAATTTTACATCTTTATGATTAGTAATATAATTTATAGTCTTGGCCGCAGTAGCATCTATACTAGCACCCTCCCAACCAATAGAGGTTCCGGCAATATTATATCTTTCCATTAACAATTCTACAGCACTTAGTCCGGATGCAACGTCAATGTTATCAAGTTGTTCCATGGCCCCAAGGTCTTTAGCAGTATATTGTCCCAATGGGGTTAAAAATTTACTGAAACTGTCGCCTCCGCACAAAATCATAAGTTATACTCTTTTTTTAGAAATGCGTTTTTTTGGATTGCGTTTTTTCTTTGTTTGAAATATTTGATCTTCGTTAATAACTTTAAAACGTATACCTTTACGTTTGCACCACTCTTGTGCCGCTGTCCATTTAGCGGCATTGATAGCTACTTGTATCTGATTTCTGGAACTCTTAGCATTTTCCATAGTTGTTTGATTACTAGGTTTAATTTCTATGAGCTCAACATTTGTTTGTCCGCTTCTATCAGTGTATTGTATCATAAAATCTGGAGTGTAGTTGTGGTACTTACCGTCCATTGGACTTCTATAAGGTATTCTAACGTTTTCACTTGCCCATTTAAGTATGTTAGGATGTGCATCGCACATTTTCATAAAGGCTAATTCCCAACTACTTCTATAAGTTGGATTCTTGCCGCCCACATATTTGGTACGGTTTTCAACAAGGTACTCACCGCTTGCAAATTTCTTTCCGTTCATGGTTGTATGATATTACTGAATCTAGTGTTTGCTGAATTTTTAGTTGCAGTTGTAATGCTCACTCTGTTGCCTACAGGTCTAATGTTGTTCATAGCATCATACCCGTCTTGTGTTAATTTAATTGCTGTTTCAGGGTCATCAAAATATGACAATGGATTAATACCTTCTGCTGAAGCAACTGCTAATAACACCTTCGACATAGTTAATGCTTTAGCTTTTTTAAATCCTGCAACTATTAGCTTTTGGGTTACTTGGTCATATAACGCACCGTCTATTGAACCTGTTGTAGAGACAAAACCTGCAAGAATATCTGAGGCGGCCTCTGGTAACGGAAAATCAATAGTACTATTCACTAAGTATGCCCTGATTGTGCCTTCGTCGATTTTATACGTTATGTCATTACCGAATGTATCGTATAAGGTCGTTGAGGCCATTAGTTGTCTCCACTTACAATTTGATCATCTTCTGAAACATCGCTGTTGGCAATAGCTTCGCCTAAAGCCGTCGATGCTCCTGCAACTGCTGTTCCTATCACAGCATCTCTAACATTTTGTCCACGAAGTACTGCTGATAATGCCGAGTCGGCTACATCACCTAATAAATCTTTAAGGAATCCGCCCGATTCTTCTGCTCCAGCTGACCTGTCTGTAAGTGAGCCGCCTGCATAAGTAGATGGTGTAGGAGTTGTTTCTGTGACTTCGCCTTCTGCGTCGTTGTTTTCTGTTGTTTCTTCTTCTGTTGTTTCTGTTGCGGTTTCTATATTTGGTTGAAGCGAACGTTCTCTGCTATTCTCCGCAGATCCTAATATTGATAACTGTCTCTCTTTCATTACCTCAGGCAAGTCTTCGTCAGTGAATAAGTCGCCCTTTATTTGAGTTATGCTTTCAAATCTACTGAGATCCTCTGCTTCTAAACTAAAGTTAAGTTTATCATATACTGTAAATTTCTCATAGTCAAAATCCAATGTAAACTCCTGGAAATCACTTGACGAGTAATCAATGGTGCCTGGTTTGAAGCTTTTCATCACAGGATTAATAATACTGTACTGTACTCCCTTTCTGCCATGATATAATACATAGTCTATACGTTCAAAAAATTGTGATGAAGCATTTAAGTTATAGCCTGCCGCATTAGAATTGAATTTATATAGTTCGTCGCCACCTGCTCTACCTAGGTTGCCGCCGATATCTCTGTCTCCTTGTGTTAAATTACGAGGATCCATAAAGTGATAAGAGAAATATTTCATAAGTGTAGTTAACCACTCATTGCCTACTGTGTCAAACACTGTCATAGAAACAGCATCGTATGTAACACCTGTATTAATAATTTTCTTTTTATTATATGCGTTTTTTGTTTCTGTTTGAAACGTAACAGACGGTAAATCAGCAGTTCTAATTAAACTGCTAATTTCTTTTCTAAAATCGTGTTTGTCGCCTTCTTCGTATAAAAATGCATACAAGTCTCTATTAAGGATAAAATTTACATAGCCTTCAAACTTCTGCCTTGGAGGATTAACCCCGGGCGTAAGCTGGGCGGCGTTCCTGAAGTCTCTTAATAGGAACTTCTGTTCAGTGGTGCCTCCGAAGAGGCCGCCTATGAAATCTAAAGCCATGTGTTAACTCCTAGTAGAGCTAATACTACGCTCTAAGAGTAGTAGTACCGGCTGCCGGTGCTGGGCTCAATGCAGATGAATCAGCATCATACTGAGTTGCATTGTCGTACTTGATAGTCATTACAATCTGAACAGGATCTGTTGCAGAATAGTCTTGATCACCATAGTTAACATTAGTAAGGAAACATCCTTCTAATACCCAGTATTCTGTTGCTTCTGTTGAACTACCATCTAACACTTCAATCGCTGTTTGGAACTTATAGTCTGAACCTGCGGCTGGAGTTGTTTGTTGGAAATGGTTGAACTGTCTTTGCAACTGTCTACCGATTGCTTTAGAAGTACCGTTAGTCATGTCATCCCTTACAGTAACAGTAATAGCTTCCCAAGTATGCTTACCTTGGACGTATGTTCTACTGTTATAAGAATCGATAACAATTTCTTCATGGGTTAATTTTGGTCTTTCAACTGATTGTACGTTTTGAGTAATAACTAAATTATCACCTGCAACTGCACCACCAAAGCCTTCAAAAAATGTTACCCTGAAACGATACTTTAGTTTTGGCATCAATATGCCAGTTCCGGTAGTACTGTCGCCTGTTGGTACTCCGAACTTATTTAATGTTGGTATAGCTTCTAATGCCATTGTATTTCTCCTACGTTAATAATTCATAACGACATCATAACGATTATCGTTTATATGCAAATATTTATCACTTTTTGCAAAATATAGTTAAAGTATGTTATTATAACCACAAAAAAAGGTGCCATAGGCACCTTTTAGTGTTTTTACTGTAAAGTTTAACTTATGCAGTCGAACCAAGAGTATTTTGTACTCTGATCGGAATGTAAATAAACTCAATTGCTTTGATAGGCTGTATAGCTATATCAATATGCAATTCATTTCTATCAACTCTCTCAGACGTGTTATTTGTTTGGTCACAAACTGTAACAAAGTCAAATAAACCTCTTTGAGTAACAAGATTTGATAAGAATCTATCTACTATTGCTTTTGCATCTGCTCTTGTTGACGCATCGTTTGGTTCAAACAAGAATGGCTTAACTAAATCGTCAAGTCTTTCTCTTATGTAAACAACTAAACGTGCAACATTAACTCTGTCTAAAGCACTTGCTGTAGGACTTAAAGTCTTTTGTCCAAATACACTAATTCCTTTTCCAGGGAAGTTAGCAATTGGGTTAACTCTATTACTATACAAGCTATCTCTTTGACCTTCATTCAATGCAACTGCTTTAAATGAACCTGTTTTTCTATCAACGTAACCAGTTGAAGTAGCGTTACTAACAACACCTCTTTGGAAACCAGCTGGAGCAAACCAAGGGAAAGCAACCTGATCGTTATACGCAATTGTGCGTAAAGCAATTGTACTAGAAGGAACAACAATATTAGTTCCGTCTAAGTTTGTTGACATTCCATGTGGATAGTAAACTGCCGCGTAGGCTGAACCACTTACTAGTCCGTCTTCACCATTTGCTGTTGCAACTGCTGAGTTACTAGACCATGCTTGAGTTGAAGTTGAATCACTTGCTAATCCTAAAGGAGCGTCTGCAATAACAAATGCTGTTTCCTTACGATCAGTGTTTAGTGTTAACATTTCGTCTAATGCTTCTGCATAACCAGGACATGCAATTAGATTGAATCTATTAGTTTCATTTCTAATGTCTTGGTTCGAAGTTATAGATGCCTGTAATGCTGTAACAACAGCACCCCTTTGTGCTTTTCTAAGCATTTTAGGTGCACCGCCTTCAAAGTTACCGGAATTATCTTCCCATCTAGCGTTAGTTGTTGAATATTTCTTAACATTACCACCTGATAGACGCTTGTTCCAACCTAATATCCCTAAAGGATATATTGATGGTAAAGGACAATCACTGTCCATTGCAACCTCGGCGCCCTGTGTTATAGCACTTCTCATGTCTGCAAATATAATACCGTCGCCAGTTATTTTATCTGTATTATCTACTAATACCCATCTAGACCCTGCCGCTAAAGCTGAGTTATACTTGTAAATAGTAGGATAGTTTTCTAAGTCACTGCTGTCAACCCATAAGTCGCCAGTTACTAGTGAACCTTTGTCACTTTGTATTGTTGGCTCTGTTGCCGCAATGTTAATATCAAATGCATATGAATTCCATTTGCTATCTGCACCTTTATAAACAATATCAATATTAGTATTATCAACTAAGTTATCATACCACAATGTACCATCTGCTAAAATGCCAACAGGCGCCGCTGAAGATGATGTGAAGCTTAAATCTTCCCAGTTACTGTTAGTTTCTAGTAGATTTAAATCTGCCGCATTAAAGCCTGCAACGTCACCAGCAACAATATTAATGTCTGTGCCAGCACTATTAACTAGTGTGACTTTTCCAGAAACATTTGAACATGCTATCTTATCTGAGTGAGTTAAAGTAGCACTTGCACTACTCAATGCTGAGTTAATTGCTTGTACCATGTTGTCAACACTTAGATTACCATCGCCATCACTGTCAAAGTTATACATAGTTACATTAACATATCCACTATTACCATTAACAGCAAATCTGTCGTTAATGTTAAGTTTAAGTGCAGTTGTACCATTTGTATGGCCTGTATATGTTGTTGTTGTATCAGCAATTGCCGCCGAGCTTGCTATAGTTAATACAGAGGCACCAGTGTGTCTCTTGAGTTTAACTACTGCTGAACCTGTATCGTACTTGTACCATAAAGATCCAACTGCTGGAGCGCCACTGAAATCAGTAAATGCTTCATGTGAATACTGTCTGTAAGAAGCAGTTTGGCTTGACCAAGCTGTTGTTGTTGTGCTATAAAGTTTTATACCAACAACTGAGCCACCGTTTAATGTGTTCGTTTGCAAGTATATATCACCTGTTGCTAATGATCCGCCACCACTTTTAGTAGTTGGAACATTAGTATGTCTAGCAATTTGGAAGTCGCCACTTGTGGCTGAATCCCATGCTGTACTACCAATCTCATGCCATGAGCCTGAAACTTTTTCAAAAAGTTTAATGCTTGCCATAGTAACACCAGCACTTGTCTGATATACTGCCGCATATTGCCCATCAACGCCGATAGCAGGCTTAGGTGCCGGTGCGGCTTCTGAAGTTACTTGATCTTTGTTTGGTGATAAAGTTGGTTTAAGTACCCATGCACTTCCGCTCCATTCTTTAAGACCCCAAGTTGTTGCACTCGTGTCTAACCAGTATGTACCGTTAGCAGGCCTGTTTGTTGGAGCAGTAGTTGAACCAGAAAGCTCTGACAAGTCGATGTCAGCTCTAAGGACGTATGCTCTATTAGCAATTCCTAAGAAACTGTAAGCCGCTTGTAGACCATACTCGTTAAGTTCGTCTCCGTGTAAAGGTGTTCCGCCACTTGTTCTAAAGTTTGGATTACCGTAATTTGTTAGTAATTCTCTTTGGCTATTGACTAAATATACGTTTCCAGTGTTTGCTTGAGTCGTATATGAAGCAGTAGTAGAACCATCCGGGCCGGTTTTATTTTCTGCTGTAGCAATAACAATAAGAGGTACTGTGCCTGTGCCAGCCGCCGCGTAAAAACTTTCGTCTGTTACGGTAATGCTAACTCCAGGTGAGGTTAATGTAGCCATATTGTTCTCCCATTTATATTATAATTTGTTATGGATACATGTATTTATGATAAAACAGGTATTAGGCGGTATTATAGAATATTGGGTGTTGTAGTAAGAGGGGTTCTAGATAAATAGGCCTTCAGACGCTGTAAAGGCGTGTAGGCTGGTTTGAATCAATATCTAAGCGAATTTTAGCAACTTGTTGTGTGAGGTTGTCTAATGTTCCGTTATTAGTTACTATATAATCTACTGGAAATCCTGCCCAGTTCCATTCACTTTCGTGTATACTTTTGTAACGAGTTTGCATAATCTTTCTATTTACAGCATTTTCTTGTGCCGTCTTTGCAATGTCGTACCAGTCTGGTAGCTCACCTCGCTGAACCCAAATAACAAAACCGTTCATTGATTTAACTAACGACAATTCGTTGCGGAATCTTGCATCACTTACAACTACACAAGGTTGTTCTGTATGGCGCTTTCTCAGTCTGTATTCTAAACTGTTAAGCCAAATGTCTTCATGAAAATGATTGCGGAGTACTTCTGTGCCCATGAGCTGTAATGCCAGGCGGGGAGTGAAATTATCTATTTTTAATTTTTTAGTCCAATATAAATCTGGAGTTTCTCTAAAGTCTCTGCTCTCAACAGTATCGCCTGCTAGTAAATATCTGTCCCATCCAAAAATACTTGAACATAAATCTTTCAGTGGCGATGCAAAACTGTCTTGCACACAACCGTGATTTTGAACAAACATATTAGCTACAGTATCTTTTCCTGAGCCAATCAATCCGACCAGTCCTATAATATTCATATTGTACCCTGTAAATGTGTTTGCTGTGGAACTTTAGCCTATAACAAATCCTAGCGGACTATTGCCTTCTTCCATGTTATGGACAGCCATAATAAGACTTTCCATTTCTGCTTGGCCTTCCTGCTTCATTGCTTCGCCGTTTAATACAATGTTGCCACCTGCACCTGGAATGCCTCCCATGTACTTACTTCTAGCTTCGCCAAGAATTAACTTAGATTGAGCTAGTGACCAATCTGACAACCATTTGCCTGCATAAATGTCACCTAGTAATATTTTTTCAGGTATAAAGTTATGCACACCGACTGCAACTTCTTCGTCAACTTTAATGTTTCGAAGTATTTGTAAAACCTTTGTATTTCTATTCCAAAGAAAGTTATATTCACTACCAAATATACGTCCGATAGTTTCTTTGTATTGAGAGAATGCATCAAATGTTGCTAAGCCACCAATTTGGCCTGCGTTTAAAAGATACATATTATTGAATGCTACATCAAATGGGTCAAAGTTTGAACCAGTACCAGAGTTGCTACCAACCCCTCTACGGTAAAGTCTTTGAACTTCAATAACTTCATTCGGTAATGTGTACTCAGTGACACCTGGTTGTGTTTGAATAAAAATTACTGCTTCTTCTACGGCACCCGAGCTAAGTTGCCTGTACTTATTTAAAGCCGAGTCAATTGCTATATCGTAGTGAGACCTGTCTAATTCGACATCGACGATTTCGTCAGCTAACCTAAGTTGCAATTCTCGAACTAGGTCTTCCCTATTGTTATATCCTATTTGATTCTCTGGCATAACACTATTTATCACATTTTAGTGAGTGTGGTCAATTAAAATGACTTTAATATAATCATATGTTCATTAAATCTACCATTCATCTTAGTGTCAGTAGTTTTAATTTCATTGAAGTTTTTGTTGCACGAAGTCTTTGCACCTGCAAACAATTTAATTTGTTCTTTAGGTTTTCTTAGTGTTTTTTGCACACTAGTATCTTCACAATAACCTTGTATTGTAGTACCCTTAATAGTTAAGCCTGAACCTTCTCTAGCAAGGTTTTTAGGATCTGGTTGCGATGCTTTGTACACCCCAACTTTCCTAGTTTTAGTATTATATGTCCAACATTCGTTACTATAAACAATTTCAGTAGGAGTAATACTGGCTAATCCTAACTCAGGATCATTAATCTTATATTTTAATTTAGCAACGATCTTGTCTTTAGACCGTGCTTTAGGCTTACGAGCTTTGCGTGTAGTTGCTTTTGTTTTGATAATGGTGTCACAAGCAGTATTAATCAATTCATGGTACTCTACATACGCCTTACGCATTTTAGGAGTAAAATTACTGTATGCTTCTTTTAAATCTTCGTCTTTCCACTCTAATACTTCTAGTGATTCTTGATAACAAGTTGCAAAATCATCTTTAATGATTTTAGCATGAGCTCCTTTTACTTCAGGCTGATATGATACCATCATTGTGTACGGATCAAACTCCTTAATTGTTTTAACACCTTCAACTAATTGGTCTAAGAAGTGTTCCATCTCGCCACACAGTTCTGATACTTGATCTTTCATGCGGTCTTGTATGCTAATTACTTTTTTTGGTTTAGCGTCTGCTTTGGCAATGTTTTCTTCAGTTACATTTTTTCCTGTTTCAATCCATTCAGCTTTTCTTTTCTCAACATGAGATATAATGTTGTCTGGCATGAATCCAACCTTATCAAAGGTATAGAATACAGAGCTAGTTGCACCAAAAGAATAATCTGGGCATTTGAGGATTAATTCGACGTCTGCAGAGTCCCAGTTAGATTTGTTTTTGATCCAGGCTTTTGTTAAAGCAATTTTTTCCTTGTCTTTAATCTCTGTTCGCACAAAGTATTGGACATCCTGGTATGCCTTACCCATTGTTTCCTGATCAGTAATCCCAACCATTTTAGCCCAGTTTGGTTCCGGGGTGAAGTAAACTGTTTTTGCTTTACGTTTTGCCATTTTATAGAGTTCCTTAGTGAAGCGATATGTTACACATATTAACACATCTTTTAATGCTGTCAAGTACTATATATAAAAATGGTACGAAAATTACGTGATTATATTGGTAATATTCTTAAATTTGGTGTTTTTGCCATGAATATCCTTCCAAATAGCAACTGTACGTTCAACACCTTCATCCAAGGAAACTTTTGGCTCCCAACCTAACTTTTCAGTAATTTTTGCATTAGAACTATTCAATATGAATATCTCGCCAGGTCTCTCAGGCTTCTTATCCCAATGTACTTTTCCTTTCCAATCAAGTTTTTTTGCAATGAGATCCACATAGTCTGAGATCCTAATTGCATTGTCAGGTCCTAGACAAAATATTTCGCCTGCACATTTCTCAGGGTTTCTAATAACGGCTTCCCATGCATCAAGTAAGTCCTCAATAAAGATAAAGTTACGATATGGTTTGCCGTAGCCTAAGAATATTTCTTCTGGATTATCTAGCATTTGCCAAATAATTTGCTCTGTTACAAAGAAATTATTGTCTTTTCTACCGTATGCATTAGTTTGCCTAATAGCAGTAAACGGTAATCCTAAACTTCTGTTTGCATACTCTAGGTATTTTTCACAACCATATTTTGCAACGGCATAAGGGGCATTAGGATTGGGTTGAGTATCTTCATCAAAGGCAAAAATATCCTCTGGCACTTCGCCGCCTCTCTTAATAACATCGCTGATTGGTTGCCAGCCATATACTTCCATGGTGCTTGCAAACACAAAATTCTTTAAATTAGGGAGTGTGGCCGCGGCTTCAATTAAGTTTACAGTGCCTACATAGTTTACTTCTGAGAAAACTATTTGTTCATAGAAACTGTCTTCTACCTCTGTTCTTGCCGCTAAATGCACAATAATATCGGGACTAAATTCTACAAGTTGTGCTTTTACTTGTGAATGATCTCTTAAATCGTATTCAAGAAATCCTAATTCATGGTCATTTTTTAAACGTTCAACCATGTGTGATCCAATAAATCCGTCGTGTCCTGTTATAAAAATTTTCATATGTGTCCTATGTTTTAGTTACCCACCAAGTAGCAAACTGCTCGTCTGTAGTGTGTAATGTTAAGTTTTCTTGCTCGATAAATTCTGTTACTGCCTGTATAACACCAAACTCCTCAATGTGGCTACGCTCAATATAATCATGCCCTGCTAGTATACCGCCAACTTTAACTTTTGGATACCATGCTTCTATCTCAGATTTAACAGATTGATATTTGTGATCGCTATCTAAATAAACAAAGTCTAGCGATTGATCAGGGTGCTGAGATGCATAGTTGGTGCCCAATTCTCTTACTAAAATGCTATTAGTATGACCTAATTTGTTGTTAAAAGTATTGAAAGTTTTTGTAACTCTAGCATGTAATTTGTCTAAGTTTGCTTGATCTTGGAACTCTATTACATTTGGTTTGTCAGTATAGCCTTCATATATTTCATACGGATCTACACCGTAAAAGACGCTAGGCTGGAGGTTTTTAATTATAGATCTACTATAATCTCCCCGCCAAACGCCTACTTCAACTGCAATGTTTACATTGCCTAATTGTTCTTTAAGTGTTTGTAGCAAGGATTCTCTGTTCATAGTTGTATTTATTCGATACTAAATTCAGTTGCCGTAAGTTCTGATAAATAGTGTTATGGGAAAGTTAAAACTATGGAATCCGACTAAGACCAATGACTATAGATTTTTTGATAGGGTTGTTGGCGAGCATCTCCACGCTGGTGGTACAGGCATTCATGTACACAAATACATGGGTATTCAGGACGTAGGTGTTTCCACTGATCCTACAAGACCTAGCACAGATGGTGCAACTTCAGATATATTTATTCAAGACTTACTATTTCTAGAAAACAGAGATAGAAAGTACAGTGACGATATATTTGAGATGATAGGTGCTTATCAGTTACAAGAGAGTGACGGTTTTGACTTAACACAATTTGGTGCATTTTTGGCTAACGACACAGTATTTATTAACTTCCATATTGAAACAATGATGGAAACTATAGGCAGAAAATTAATGCCAGGTGACGTACTAGAACTTCCACATCTCAGAGATGATGCGTTGTTAGGCAGTGATGAAGCAATTAATAGATACTACGTTGTACAAGAAGGTGCAAGGCCTGCCGAGGGGTTTGACCCGCGTTGGTGGCCTCATTTGTGGAGAGTTAAGTGCGGACCAATAACAGATTCTCAAGAATACAGAGATATACTTGGTACAGGTGAAGAAGCAGGAGACTTACGAAATCTGCTCAGCAAATATCAAGATGAAATTATTATTAACGATGCCTTGCTAGGACAAGCACTAAAAGATGTGCCGTCTGACAGCAGAGTAAATAGAACAGGTCACTTATATGTTGACCCTAATGCCCCGGATAAAGCATATCTTGAACCAAGTGATGCGTCGGCACCGAACGGATTAAGCCTAGTAGGCAGTGGCGGAGCATTTCCAACAGCAGGAACTGTTGATGGTGATTTTTACTTGCGTACAGATTTTTCTCCCCATAGGTTGTTTCAAAAGAAAGGATCTAGATGGGTTAAATATGCTGATGATCACAAACGCACATGGGCTACTGCTAATAAAACATTAGCATCGTTTATAAATAATGACAGTTATACTATTAATAGTGATGGTGAAACTGTTTTAGAAAAAACAAATTTAAGCCAGGTCGTAGCACCTCGCACTGACACATAGGAGTTGTAAATGTTTGGTATAGGAAAAGACACAGAATTAGATAGAGAAGCAGTTTTTGAACAACTGAAAATCGACGAAGGAGTCGTATATGAAATTTATAAAGACCATTTGGGCTACCCAACTTTCGGAGTTGGACACTTGGTCCTTGAATCAGATCCAGAGTATGGACAAGATGTGGGAACACCAGTCTCAGAAGACAGAGCAAAAGAGTGCTTTGAGAAAGACCTCGACACTTCAATATCAGAGTGTGTTGCACTATACGGAGACGGTTTCACAGACTGGCCTGATACCGTACAACAAGTCTTAGTAAACATGATGTTCAATATGGGTCGTACACGTTTAGGCAAGTTTAATAACTTCCGCAAAGCATTAGAAGCTCAGGATTGGAAACAAGCAGGAATCGAAGGCAGAGATAGCAGATGGTACGAGCAAGTAACTAGCCGTGCTGAAAGACTAATGGAACGTTTAGAAAACGTATAATAAATTATGGCAGGCAAAAACTTAGACTATTGGTACGATGCACAGATAAAACGCTATCTGCTACAACTTGTACGAGTATTCTCAAACTTTCAAGTTAAAGAAATTGTTAAAGGTGCTGAGCGTCTTAACAGAGTGCCTGCACGATATGGTGATATCAGTAGAATGGTAGCCCATATGTTGAAAAACAATTCAGAAAATTCTATTGCTAATGCACCACAAATTACAGTTAGTGTGCAGAGTATACAGCCAGCAAAAGATAGAATACAAGACCCTTTCTTAGTTGATACCAATCAAGTAGCAGAAAGGGAATGGGATATACAAGCAGGTAAGTACACATCTGCACAAGGAAACTTATATACTACTCAACGTTATATGCCTGTTCCGTATAATCTTAATATACAAGTGGATGTATGGACTACTAACACCGACATGAAATTACAAATTCTAGAGCAAATATTTGTAATATTTAACCCTGGTATACAGTTGCAAGTTAACGATAATCCGCTAGATTGGACCAGTGTGTTTGAGGTGGAGTTAACCGACATAAACTGGAGTAGTAGATCATTGCCAGCAGGAACAGACGAAACCCTAGACATATCAACATTAACATTTGCTGTGCCTATTTGGATATCACCTCCTGCTAAAGTTAAAAGACAAACAATTATACAACGTATTGTTAACGACATACACAGTGTAGATAGCCTTGCTGATTTAGGATTTGATGGCAGTTATGCTGACTTCTTTGGATCAATAACGGATACTACCAGTGTCACTGTTGCACCAGGTGATTATAAAGTAAAAATTATAAGCGGTGGCGCAACATTAGTGGACCCATCAAACGTCGAAGTAAAATGGGCTGACATTATAGAAATGCACGGTGAACTAAGAGCAACCAGTAGATTAGAACTTAACATAAGTGCTGACGCAGAAGAAAGAGGTTTACTAGTTATTGGAAGTATAGCGGCTAACCCAGAAAATGCTAACAACTTAGTATTTAATGTTGATGCTGACACCTTGCCTGCTAATTCATTAGATGCATTAACTAAAATTATAGACCCAGGTACAAGTAGGCCAGGTAACACAATAGCTTCACAGTTAACTGGACAACGTTATTTATTAACAGCACCAATATTGCCAACGTTCGTTGAATGGGGTGGTATCTCTGCAAGTGCAAATGACATCATATTGTTTGACGGTGACAACTGGATTGTAGTATTTGATGCTAGTTTGCAAACCCAAGCAATTGCATTTATAACAAACACACATACTACGCAACAGTTTAAATGGACCGGCTCACAGTGGATCAGCAGTTGGCAAGGAACATATAACCCAGGTTATTGGAGATTGATACTTTGATCACCGCGGCAGGTGTTGTATTTTTAGCCAAGGACACAGGTAGATGTTTATTGCAACTTAGAAATAGTGACAAGAGATTTAAACACACATGGGGTTTCTTTGGCGGATTAATTGACCATGGCGAAACACCATTTGAAGCATTGCAACGAGAATTAATAGAAGAAATAGGTTTTATGCCTGAGTTACACAAACTTAACCCAATTGATGTATACGAAAGTAAAGACAAGCACTTTTACTATTATAGTTTTGCGGCAGTGGTAGAAAAAGAATTCTCACCTACACTTAATGATGAGAGTTCGGGTTATGCATGGGTAGATATAGGCCGATGGCCTCAACCAATGCACCAAGGCGCAAAGGCAACGCTTAATAGAAACGGCGGCACGGACAAACTACACAGGATTTTAGAAATTAATAGCTAACACGTAGGAGTGTACTTTGTCAAAAATTATAGATTTTATCTGTATTCGTATACAGTCTGAGCTTGAAAAATATGATATAACTGGAACATTGCCCGCTGGATTGCTAGACGGTATTTGGACAATTGATGATGTTGAAGGGTGCATGATACATTTTACTGCCAAACAAACATCTATTGCTAAAAAAATTATACTTGAATACAACGAGCACACAGGTGAAAGTTTAGACTCTCTCAAACAAGCACTTAAACGAGAGTATGTTGCATTATTACAATACGGAAGATCTAGAGACCCGCAATTTGCATTTCCGCAGATACTAAAAAAATATAGAAACGATATAAATCCAATTAGAGCATTATATTACGACACAAGAGATATGGTTAGGCGTTATGACCCTACTAGCGAACATCATATGTGGTTAAGTGAAGTAGTAACTGACTTAGAATTTAATAACAAACTTCTCGATGCAATTGAGTCTGATTTAAAGAAGGTAGAGAAATTTATTAAACGATACTACTGGCCTATATTACAGCACGACGATGGTATACCGTTAGAATTATTTCATGCAAGACAAATGAGTAAGGATGCAAAATTCTATGCAGGATTTTTCTTTGATTTACAATCTTGGGAACCGGATCAGTAATTATTGTTACTTACTTGTAGCTATAAACACACCATTCCAGTCTCTAGGCAAGTCTTGTGTTAGTTGGAACTCGCATCGTTCGATCCACATAGCATAGTAGCCTTTCATCTTACCTTCAAATGCATCTGTTAACTTTTCGCATAAATTGATTGCTCTGCTAAACTCCTGGTTGAGATAATGATTGTACATATCCTCATGCATTTGTTTTGCTTTAGCATACTTAGTTTTCTTAATATCCAGTACGGTGTATATTTCTATACCTATTGTTTTTCCTTTAACAGCTAAGTCATCTACTTTTAAATAAAAGAAATCATTCTTAGTATGCTTGTATGTGTCTCCACCTACAAGTAATAAGCAACCGTACTCTTTACATTTGCTTTCTATTCTTGCGGCTGTTGATACTGCATCTCCAAGTATATCATAACTGTGTCTTGCACTGGAACCCATTTCTCCAATATAGCCTAGCCCAGTATTAATACCTGCACCCATGCCAATTGGTGGCCTGCCTTCTTTAACAATTTTATCGTTGAACTTGTCTACTGCTCGTAGCATTAATAATCCTGTTTGAACTGCACTCTTGGGATGATCTGGATCGTCCATAGGAGCATTGTGTATGTGCATACTTGCATCGCCAATATATTTAATAACCATACCGTCTGCATCTAGTATTGGTTGTGTAATGGCATCCATATACCCATTCATTATTTCTGTTAACCCTTGTACATCATCGCCAAAGCTCTCACCTAGCGGAGTAAAGCCACGTAAATCCGAGAAGCATATACTTACTTCTTTTTTCATACCTTGCTTAATTAGTTCTGGATTCTCTTGTAACATACGCACTACTGTGGGACTGGCATATCCTGCAAATTGTTTTTGTATCTCTGCTCTTAGTTTAAACTGTATCCAGAAGTTATTAAAACTTGCCTGTGAAAATATTAAGAAACTTGCTATTGCAGGGAAAGTAGCATCAAATAATACCAAGTTTGCCGTGTAAGAATGTATACTGTAGTATACAATTCCACCTATAATAGTAACTGTAGTTACTAATCCGGCCCAAATGGGCAACTTATATATTGCTAGGGCAACTAGTATCATGCTCAACAACGCACACAGAAGCTCTGTAACAGCACTTAGCTGGCTACGGGTTATATTGACCCCACTTATAATATTTTGTAGCATATGGGCTTGTATGTGCTGAGGATAGAGGTTACCTTTTGGTGTAGGCACTGGATTTGCAATGCCCTCTGCTGTTACACCTACTATAACAAACTTGTCCGTCATATCAGGTAGGCTGTTTACATCAGTATATTCTACTTCTTCAAACGTATTATTAAATCGAATGTAGGTTGTGCCGTTTGGCTGAGTAATAACAGGGTCATACGGAGGAACTGCAATCTCTTGTACACCTATGTCTGATGTTTTGATTATATAACTAGGCTTACCCGAATTTACTCTCAACATTTCAATAGCAAAACTAGGATATAGTTTTCCTTCTACGCCTATTGTTAGAGGGTATGTTCTTGTTTGATTGTCAGGCTGTGGTGCTGAAGCATTAACTCCAATACCAAACGCCATAGTCTCTAGTTGGCTTATGTTCGTTACTAGGTTGGGCCATGTTAGTACAAAGTCCTGTGCGGGTAAAGGGCCTATCGTTCCTGTACCAATGTGAGGACCTGTACTCCTCACCCCTTTTGAACTTGGGGTCTGGGATAAAACTATTCCGTTGTCTTTTATCCATGATGCAAATACCTCATCTCCTGCAAATCTGTCTTGTTCTGGAAACATAATAGTGAATCCTATTATGCCTTGATTCTTTTGTCTTATATCATGTATAAGTTGTGCATAAGTTGTTCTAGGAAAAGGATACTGTCCTAATACGTCTAAACTCTTTTCACCTATGTTTATAATAGCAACATCGTTGCTATCCACAATAGTATCAAACTGTTGATAACTATCAAATACTTGACTACGCAGACTCTGTAATGCTGTAGGGTCTGCTATTCGCACGGCTAGTAGCAGTAATATTGCAACTGCTACAGCACTCTTGCTGTAAATCCATTTCATACTAGTATTTAATGTTATTCAGTATCGTTAAGTGGATTTTCTAGTATAGTTGTAATTTTTTCTTCTAGTTCTTTTTTAGTAGTTCTAATGTCTGCATCCATTTCTCTGAAGCGACTTTGCATTTCTTTTTCCATCTCATAAACATCATTTCTAACTTCTCTTTGAGTCGATGCTGAAGTCTGGTCTACCTCTCTTGCTAAATCCAACGCCATGTCAATTTCGTCTTTAAGGTCTTCTCTGATTATGTCTGTAATCCTAGTCAACTCTTCCATTTTCATTTCTATTTGTGCTGGGTTTAAAGTAGAAAGTTTCTTTTCTGCAATAAGCAGTCTGTTGTAGAGTTCAAAGCCTCCCCATAGTCCACCAATTAAAGTACCTAGTAAAGGAATTATAATTACGAGTTTAGAACCTCCTAACTTTATACCTTTATATTCTATCTCTGCCATTTTATTTCTCCTGTTCCTGTAATGTTTTATATTGGCTGTATATCATTTTTTTTAATTTAACTTGAGTGTTACCAGCCATCATGTAAAAACTCGCTTTGTTGTCTACAACTTTTTGTCCTGGATATACTTGTGATGAGCCGTACCATGCTTGTTGGTCTGCTAGTTGTATTTGTGATGTGTAAGCACTAAAGCCTGGTGTATATCCTATGTAAGCAACTGCAATCGTTTGGTCGCCATATTGTGCATCGTCAGTATTACCTGCTTGTATCGATGCTAATTCTTTTTCTAAGTTTGCCGCGGCAACTGTTGCTCCCATTGTATCTGCTAAACTTTCTACTGCGTCTGATTGTCTTTGCTCTTGGAACGTAGGTGCTTCAACTTCAAACCTGCTGTAATCTGCTGGTGCCTGGCTTAGGAATTCTGTTAAGCCTGTGCCACTACTTAATGCTGTGGTTAGTTCATCTTCGAACTGAATATCTGCTCCACTAACTCCACCGCTTGTTCCGTCATCAAAACTGTCTACAAACTGTAAAGTATCTTCTTGTTGTTGTTCGAATGCTTGTACTGAGCTCTGTGCAACTTCAAATGCACCTGTGTCAACTGTATCAGTTACACTTGCTGTAGCATCAAAACTTTGTTGACCCATACGTTGTTCTGCTTGTTCTTGCAAGAACGTATCACCTGTTGAGCTTTCTTGTGTTAGCATACCCATGTTACCTTGACTTCCGGTGCTGTAACTATTGCTACTTCCGTCATTGCCTTGTGCAAAACTTCCACTACCGTCATTGCCACTTGAACTGCCATCGTCAATACTTCCACTTCCGTCATCAACACTACCCGAACCATCGTCGATAATGCCTGCAATAATTGTTTCTAATTGTTGTTGTGTTCCACCATCATCAAAGTTATTACTGTTACCAAAGTCAATATTAAACTCTGCAACACTTAAACTCATAACACCTGATCCTACATTACCTACAAACTGTTTGTCTGCTTTTTCTTGTTTTTGTTCTCGTTGAACATTTGACTGTGGGGTACTGGCATCTGCAATATGAGTGGGACCGTCTTCTTCGTGGTGTTCGTCCATCATAGGACCTTGTTCATAATCTTCGTCTATCTCTGCGTATGCTTCATTTTTAAATTGTTCTAAATCATCTTCACTAAGTAAATCTTCAAGTCCTTCTTCTTGTATAAAACGTTCTATGTCTGCTTCTGGGCCTAATTCAAAGTAAGCCTCTTCTTCATACATTCTTTCGTTCTCAAATGCTATTAGTTCATCATCTGATAAATCAAAAAATGCTTCTATATCACATGTTGGACATTCTTTTTGTAAGTCTATTTCATCGCTCAGGAATTGTTCGTATGCTAAATCAAATTCCATATCGTCTTCGTAATATATTTCCATCATGTACTCGTCATCTAATGCATAATTATAAGACTCCCATTCAAAATTACCACGCTCATCAAATACTACATCTTTGCCATACCACTCATCTACTTGGTCTTGTCCAAATTCTTTTACATCATAATCGTACCAATCTTTTGATGACCAGCCATATGCGTCATCGCCATACTGTTCTTCAAACTGTTGGTCATACAGTTCTTCTTGTAGCATGTATTCTTCTGTTGCCCAAATATCACTTGTTGTAAACCCATTTGCAAATCCATTTTCTTCTGCTTGTTTTAACATAGTTTCGTCATGTAGTTCTAAATCATAATTTTCTAATCCAATAGTATCCATAACTAAATCGCCTGGATTGTTGCCTTGAAATTGTATGCTAGGATCATGTCCTAGTGCTATTATGTCTTGCGTACCCATTGTGATTAGTACTGCTTCTTGCGGACTTAAACCTTGCTCAACTAACATTTGTTGTTCACCATTTAAATATTCGTACTGTATATCATCATCTTCCATTGGGTCATATTGATTAGGAACATACACACCGTCTTGATTCATATAAAAGTCATCGCCAGTATTTGAATTAATGCTGTCGTAATCCGCGTTAGGATCGTATCCGTCTGAATAGTAATCACCTTGGATACTAATTTGTGAACCATCGCTTTGTGTTACTAATCCTGTGTTAGGATCATAACCGTCCATTTCTCCAAAATCGTTTGGACTATAATAAGGACCCATGTTTCCTGTGGCATAATCATATTGAGAGACGGCATCAAAAATACCTAATCCAGCACAGCCTGGTAAGTTTGGATCGTTATAACACTCTTGTTCTTCTTCAAATTTTTTGTCTAAGGCTGAAAAATATCCATTACAATCTGTACTGTATGTAGGATCTACGGCACATTGTTGCTGTAAGTAAGTTATACTATATAAACTACAGGCTGTGCTGTAAAGAGCATTGCTGGCACATTCTGCCGGTTCTGTTCCATTACCGTCTGCATACATGGCGCCGCCTTCTAATGTTCCGTTGTCATAATCGTCCCATATAAACAAGTAACGTCCTTGCAGTCCTGTGTTTGGATCTATACAAGTATCACAATAACTGTTATCACTAAAAAAGTATGCTTCGTTAAGTTGGGTACTGCTTTTCTTTTCACCAACTAAAACATTGGAATGATTTATTTCTAAATTACCATATAAGTAAGCATAGTCATCATTTGTATCTGTTTCATCACCAGGACAATCAGCACAATTTTGATTTAAAAGTACTACTTCAAAAGTATTATGTGCGTTTGGATATTGTGGATCAAACTGGTCTGTATCTGCTGTTACGCCATACTCACGCATGTAGTACCAACCAAATGTAGCGAAGGAGCCTGAGTTGTTAAACAGCATCGTACTAGGGCTTGGTGCTTGGGTATCGTATATTGTGCCTAAGTCTAAATCGCTCCAGAAAGGAAATAGTGTATCATTCATCCCAACTGAAGAACTTAAATGTTGTATATCATAACTACAGTAATCACTACTGCTAAATGCACTCGACTTCAGTAGTTTTAAACAACCATTAGTACTCATTAATCCATGGGTAAACGTTTCTCCATACCATTCAAAGTTAAAGCCAATAGCAAATGCGGCATTACAACCTGTTTCATCTGCGGCACCTTGACATAGTATAGAACCGTCTGCATTACCATTCTCATATGGTGTAAGCAGATTGTTTAGAGGATAATTTCCAGGGGTAGAGTAACTGTTAGCCTCTACCAACGTTGGTACTAAGCAAAGTAGTAGTCCTGCTATTAAAGATTTGATTCCCATTCACTCTCACATTGGCTCTTTGTTTTCTTTTTGCCTTTACCTTTTTTCTTTCTACATTGTTTCATAAATGCGTCATACTCATCGCCTGACCTCATTACTTGACCGTCGATTGGTGCTGAAGATTTTAAATTTTTATCTTTCTTCGTAAACCAGCCTTTTTTGTAGTCTGCTCTTTGTGTAGAATTATCTTCCCATTGTTTAGAAGCCGCATCACCAATTGCTCCCATATAAGGACAAGGTGTTCCAGCCATTTCCATTGCTTTGAAAACTCTAGCATCTTGACACATTAAACTAACAGCCGCAACTTTCATACCCATATCATAAATTGTTTTACTAAGTTTCATTCTTTCACAGTTCATATCTCTTACTGACTTACCACCTGAAATACCAAATACTTGTCCTTGGAAAGCACCTGATATACCTGTTGTACATAAGTCTTGAGAATAACTTGATCCTATGCTTGGTGCAATCGCACTAGCCGGAGGAGCCTTAGTTGTAATCTCTTGTTTAATAGTTTGGTCAGTTTTGTTAATGTTTTCGTTCTTGTTATTGTTATTATTAGTGTTGTTACTTTCACTTTTATTATTAGTGTTCACATCACTTTCACTTTTAGAAGTACTTTCATTCTTGTTGACGTTCGTATTATTAGAGGTCGTATTGTTGTTATTGTTATTGGTATTAGTAGCAGTTGAATTTGAATTAACATTCTGGTCAATATTCGAGTTGTTAGTATTTGTATTATTCGAAGTACTATTCACATTACTGTTGTTGGTGTTAGTATTGTTACTCGTGGTATTGTTCGTATTATTGTTGGTGTTATTATTCGTATTCGTCGAAGTCGAAGTATTATTATTCGTATTATTGTTCGTATTAGTATTCGTCGAAGTATTATTATTCGTATTCGAGTTCGTGTTATTGTTCGTATTCGAAGCCGTCGAAGTATTATTATTAGTATTCGTATTCGCATTGGTATTAGTCGAAGTATTGGTACTAGTATTATTATTGGTATTCGTATTGGCATTCGTGTTATTGTTGGTGTTGGTGTTTGTGTTCGCATTCGTGTTATTGTTGGTGTTTGTGTTCGTCGACGTATTCGTATTCGTCGAAGTATTATTATTGGTGTTCGCATTGGTATTGTTATTGGTATTTGTCGACGTATTGGTATTCGTATTATTATTCGTATTCGTACCAGTTGTCGTTGTAGTATTGTTGGTCGTTGTAGTTGACTCCTCACAATACTGTGTACCAGCAGTACATGTACCAGTTTGGTCCGCCTGAGCCGGTAACGTGAAAAGTCCGAACGAACTAATCATGGCTATCGCAGACAATATTCTTATCTTCATTATTACTCCTGTGGGTCTGGTTTGTTTGTTAAGTGGGTGTGTTATGTACTGTAGTGTCCTTGCTTAATATCTAAGCAAATGACCCTGTCTAATGTGCTATTATTTATCAGATTTATAACCGCAACATGTTGTTATAAATCAAAAAAATGAGAGTGGTCTCATTTTTAAGTCAAAAAAAAGCACACCGAAGTGTGCCTCTTTTTTAATGTTCTAACATTCCTGTGGGTGTTCTGCACAATACACTTCTAATTTTTTTTGGTTCTCTTTAAAAAGTGCTATTAGTTCTTTTGCAGTTAGTTCTTCGTTCTTCTTTTTGAAAAACGAAAAACTTGTTACTTTCCCTCAGACGTGTCTTTCTTCTGTAGTTCATCAGTTTGCTTGTCTACATTTTCTGCAACTGTTTTAACAACACCTTGTGCTGTTTCAATAGTTACGTCTGCAATGTTTCTTGCATCATCAGTAATAGCAACTGCCAATGTTGCGGCTCCGCCGACAACAGAGTCAACTGTTCCTGTAACAATCTCTGTTCCGGCATTCCAAGCCCCTCCAACTGAGGCACAACTTGTGATTCCAAAACATACGATTAAACCAAAGACTGAAAGTAAATTTTTCATTTCATCTCCTTATATATAAGGTACTTGCCCATCTGGCAAAGTACAGTTATATTTATCGGAAAAGTGTTGTAATTATGTTACGATTTGTAACATTTAGAAACCATAATTGGCGGCTTCATTGATTTCATCACCCCACAAACTGCGTTTGTTAAGTGTATATAGCTCTTGCCTAAGTAGGTCTTTTGTGTGGTTATTATTAGTTTCTTTTATCATATGTAGTAAATCCATTCTAGCCATAGTTTCTATTTCATATTGTAATTTACACCAAAACCACAGGAAAGTCGACATAAAAATTAAAGCAAGTATGTGAAGCATGAAGTAAGGAAAAAAGAAAGTAAATATCAGAACATGTGTGCAAATTACTGACAGTGAATAAACTTTATACGAGTTTAACCAATTAGTCATCAATACTTTTAAATTGTTCTATATAAGCATTACTATGCCAATATGTATCCAACACGATATCTGCAATTAAGGCAATTAACACTAATGTCATAATCACAGACAAGTATATGTTTATACCTGCTGTAATCTTTAACCACTTAATCATGTGTTTCATAACTAGTAATTATAGTTGATTAACGGTCTAATGTCAACCTTTTTGGTTACTGTTGGGTTACGTTTATATTACAACCGCCGGAAGTTACGCAATTTTGATTAATGCTGTATGACTTTGTGATATCATTTATTTGTGTGAGGTTCAATGTTGTAGGCTGAGTTCCATACAATAGTATCGTGGCAGTATGGGCGCCGCCGCCTTGTTGTGCAACATTTATCGTATTGTTGTCCACGTATGTTTTTATAGTTAAAGTTTTTCCTGCATTATGTTTTTGCTGAGACCAAACTGTATTATCATCTGAATATAGCCAAACATCTGCTGTATGTCCATCATCGGAAGTTGTAGTTCCCCAACCATTAGTCTGATAGCCAACAACTTTATTTCTGTCTCCGTGTAAGTCTATTATTGCTTTATGTCCGCCTTTGTTTGCTGTAGAGTGTGAAAATGTAGTATCTGTTACACTACTTAAATGTGCTCCTTGACCCCAACGTATTTCGTTAGTGTCTCCCCAAACATGGAATCCTGTTTCTGTAGCCGCACAACCAGAACCTAAACTACAATATTGGTCTACATAAATTTCATTATCTACACCATCAACGTCTCCACAAAATGTTGCATTGTTACAATTTACTTTACCCCATGTGCTGGTAAAACCTGCTGTGTTGTTTCTGCCTTCTTGTTTTATTTTAACTGTATTACCATCTCCTGATACAGAAAATTCTACTTCGTTGTCTTGTCCAAGTTGCCCGATCCACATAGTAAGATTGTCAACGTTACCATATTGTAACCCTAAGTCTAAGTCTATGTGTTGGTCTTTACCGCTTTGCAAAATATCCATTACTAAGTTATCACCCGTCTGGTCTATATGAACATGGTTATGCCCTTCTTCCGCAAAAAGTTGTGTTGCCATTGACAGCAAAACAAATACTTGTATTATTCCTAAAGTTCTCATTTTAATCTTCCTGTGTAATTATTATAGTTGTGCCTTCACAATCATTAAGACAAATAATAGTGTCTTTTAAATTACTATCATATATTTCTATTCTAGCACTAGTACCGGATCCAATTCGTATACTTGCTGTATTTGTAACTTGCCTAAAGAAATAAATCTTTCCGTCCAAGCTCAAAGTATTAACCTGTGTGTTAGGATCTAGCCCTAAAGCAGTTCCTGTAATTTTATCAACTCCTAGGTCTCCGCCTTTTGAGTCTGCTCTTCTTTTCTTATTAATGCCTGTACTTACATCTTCTACAACTTCTAATAGATCCACTAAAAAATCTACATCTAAGAAATTCATATCTAGCTCACTAAACTGTAAATCTTCGTCTGTTTCAGTAAGCATGTCTTGTTCTAATGCACTTGCATCTAATCCGTTAAAGTCTAACAAGCCGGCATCGCCTTTTAATTCTTCCTGTTGTTCCTCAACTGCTTCTGTAATCTGTTGCGGTTCTGATACAATAAACATATTATCTATCATGTTTAGATCCAAGTCCGCAAGTACTACAGGATTAGTTGGTGCTTGTTCATATGTACTAACCATAACAGCCTGAAAGGCTTCTGTTAATAGTTGAACGCCACCAGCATTAGTAATAGTTATACTACCACTTGGTCTACAACCTTCCTCAAGTCTAACCCCATCGGTACAACCCGAGTCTGGTAATAGTATAACCAAACTTCTTCCTAATTCGTCTACTGTTGTAGTAAAGTCTGTTCCTCTAATACCAATAGTAGCAGTAGGCGTTTGAATAGTTATATTCTCCTTTGCTACTAAACCCAGTCCACCTGTAGCAAATCTGGCTGTACCTTGTACAAAGTTTAAAGCCATTCTACTTTTACTTGGATCTGGATCATAAACGTATTCGTTTATTTCCATGTAAGTATGTTCTGTCAAACTTACTTTTGTGTCGTCTATGAACTTTAGTACTAACCTACCATTTAAGGTTTCTACTTCGTCCAAACTAACTATGTCTGTGTCTAGTTCTGCAATCAATGTGTCTCCAGACTTTCGACTGATAGCACCTGGTGTTCCGCTCTGCTCGTATACACCGCCGATTTTTACATCGGCGGATATAACTGTGATTGGACTAAACAGTAATAATGCTGTTAGAAAAAGTTTAATCCTTTTGTCTAATCGATACCGATGCATTTTCACTGTCTATATCAACGTCAATTTTACCAGGACATACTGGTGAACATGTTGCCGCCATGGACTGCTCAAATTGGAAATCACCATCAGAGCCAACTAATACAAATTTTAAGTAATGGTTAGCATTACCAGTTTGGTTAGTTGCGATAGCATTATCGTCGCCTGTTATGTTCATTTCCCATGTAGCACTAGTAGAGTCAACTTTAATTCCAGACATTGCTGTATTTACAGTTGAATTCCAATTAGTTCCTGCGGTTCCACCCCAAGTTCTAGTATTTGTAAAACTGTCTTTAAAGTTATTTCTACTTCCAAGGATTGTTAAATCCATGTTCAAGTTATCTGCTGAGTAGTTTCCGCCTAAGTCCATGTCAAATACGTTTGTGTCACCTTGTATATTCCATAGCATATCAACACTATTTGCAGAAGCGGTTTGCCCGATATTTGCATCTAAGTCATTGTTGTCGCCATAGAAATAAAAGTCCCAAACAGTCGACCCGGAACCATTACCAGTCCACGCACCAAATATTTCGTTACCATTACCATCTTGAATAATATCAATAATCAAGTTTGAACCACTGATAACTAAATCGCTACCTTGTGATGCATCACCTGAAACCTTATTGCTATTACCAGCCTGTAATATTGTTAGAATTAAGTTATCACCTGTTTGGTCTATAAATACCTCATTTTCGTCTGCCGCCAATGATGGTGCCATAGTCGCTAGGATAATACCCATAACTCCGAAGACATTGATTGCAATTTTATTCATAAAATTTCTAGTCTTCATTTTTTTCTCCATTAGATTTCTCTAGCAACATTTTTTGCCAGAGCTTCTTATCAGCTTTAAGGTCGTCTTCGTTAATGTCTATTTGCATCCAAGTCGCTTGTTCACCAGGTTTTAACTCCTGTTGATCCCACCCTTCTGGATAGACTATTTTCCAATAACCCCTTTCACTGCCTTGTTGTATAAGTGCCAATACCGCGGCTTCAATTGCCGAACGTACTGCCCACGTTACACTTTCGTTTTCTGTCATACCACTCTCTAGCTCTAGTAGTTTCGTGTCCATATCTAAGAATTTAAATATGTCTCCTGCTTGTCCGGTGCTTAAAATGGTTTTGTATGTCTGTACGTTGAGTATCACTTCACCAGTTAGTGTGCTTACTGCACGAAGTGATATAACAACACTATCTCTACGATATTGGTTTGTTGTCCCTATACCTAGATATCTTGCGCCATTACCGCCAGTCTCAACATTAGTGTCGTATCCTACAATACCACCTTCTAATATCATTCCTGCAAATAATAATGGTTGGACTGCCTGTGCTGGTTCGGTTTCAGTCTCATACTGTTCGCGTGTGCTACGAACAATCTGCCTTTCCCTTACCAAATTGTCAAGTCCTAATCCTCTTTCAACAACTCGGAACCATGTACCTTTCGGATTATCTTTGGCTCCAGCCGCTTTAAGTGAATCTATTAATAAATCTTTAGCACCTTGTGTTACGGCTGTGCTAAATGAAGCCGATCCATCACTACTTAACCGTTGTCCAGTTAAGTCGTCAAATTTATAAACTGCTACCACTGGCATTTTTTCTGCTGGTGGTAAGTTTCGTAATTTTTTATACGTGGGTAGTTCTACAAACTTTGGTTCTTCTATACATTCCAAGAAGTCAGTCATGCAGACTTTATCACCGGGGATGGAGATACTCGCACACCCAGTAAACAATAACGCAAATATAATTGCTAAAAAACTCTGCCTCACTTTAACCGCCTAACGTACCGATTCCAATTGGAATCTCAATTTCAGTAATAGTTCCATCGGGATCTACAATAGTCATCACGATGTACTCTATACCATCTATCATTTTTACTATATAAGAAACACTACTGCCTTCAATTTCAAATGCTCCTTCTCTTGAGTTGGTACAAGATACTTCTTCACCTGGATTACAAAACATACTATCGACTAATCCTTTAGAGATTTGTGAATAGATTCTACTCTCCAAATTTCTAATAAATTTATTAATTGTGCTGTTATCCTCTAATCTGTCTGCCGCTCTTAGTGCCGCCTCAATATCGTCTTTAATTTTATCTTTTCTACTTTTTTCCTGATTCTCAATAGTCAAGTAATGAGCTCCAGTCCCTATACCACTAAAGGAAGGGTTTTTAAATTTGTGCGTTAATTGGTCTGCCATTACGCCTTGACTTGCGAAATAAAATATGCCTACCAATACGCCTAAATGCGTTCCTGTAATTTTCATTTTTTATCCTTGAGAGACTTTAGTTCTTCAACTGCCTCTTCTTCTTCGTGCTCTTCGATTATTTTTTCTTTGGCACGGTATTCTAACACTACATTAACTTTTTGTTGTAGTCTTATCATGTCTTGATCTAACATTCTTGTTTGGTCAATAACTTTAATTAATGCCATATGCATTTTACCTAGTTCAGGCTTAACATGTGTATTCATGTAATTCCAAACATAGTAAATAAAATAGCCTAACCCAACGCAGGCGACAACAGGAAAACCGTATTCACTTATTATAGTTGCAAGGTTATTCATTAGTCTCTCCTTGAGTCTATTCTGCCATCTTCAATGAAGTTTTCTGCTCTGGCAATTCGTTCAATGTCGGGTCTAAGCTCTAATGCACTACTTACTAGTAAGTCAATTTTTATCATTTCGTTACTCATAGTTCTGGCTCTGTCTTCCAACATTACGCAAAATGTAGTCAGTGTTTTAATTTGCCCCACGATGCCGGCGAGCATTTGTTTGATAGTTAAGAAGATAAAATATCCCATTGCTAAACTTCCAACAATAGGCGTTCCGACCTCCGCTATTAATTTGAAAATCTCATCCATATATGCACACTCTGTATGTTTGTATCTTTTTGTGTAAAGTGTGTTTCTTTGTTACTCTCTACAGCACTATTTATGCAAACTTTCAGGAAAATGTGCCGCAGAACCATGGGTTGACTTGATAATATTGATAAATATAACCGTAACATATCTGTAACATGCCTGTAACACAAAGTTTACAATACCCTTTGGGTTGACGTAAACAGTAACACATGATGCAAAGTGTTCTCACAAAGGAGATAAACATGGCGAATCCATTAGGAATAGTAGCCAGATTAACTCGACCAGTTATTGGGACGGCATCTGACTACTTTAAAAAATTTGATTATATGATGAAACAAGGTAAGGTTGAAAACATTACCAGCAAGTGTTTCGGATAAAAAATAGTCTAAAAAAAAGCACCCTTTGGGTGCTTTTTTATGAATGCTAATTTAAATTAACTTTCTGTAGTTCCGTCAGTAGGCATTGCATTTCCTTCTGGTGCAGTCTCATAATGTTCTTGATTGAGTCTGTCCGTATCATAATGTACTTCAGGTTCTGGCATAGAAACATTTGCTTCGTCTGTCATTGGTGCTTCAGTATATTCCATTGCAATATCGTCTGCATAAAAATATGTGTTTGCATCAAATTCATTTGACCAATCGTTAGTTGCATCTTCAATCCAAACATTCGCTTCTGTATCAAAGTTCATGTCTGTATTCATGTTTGCATATACGTTGTATTCATCTGCTTCATCTTCTGAAGGTTGCATCCAACCTTGACATGCTGTGTCGTAGTAAGCTTCTTCGCCTAATTCAACTGGACATGGGTGGGTTGGTGTTTCTGGGTGCATGTAGTCGCCTTCAACTGGTGCTACAAACGGTGCTTCATAAGTTTCAACTGCGTGAGGTATTTCCCAAAGTTTCATTTCGATTTGGTTAAGTTTTTCTCTCATTTCCCAAATCATATTTTCTAATTCTATTCTTGGATCCATTGTTAATCTCCGTGTGATTGTTTATTGTTTATGGGTAGTGTGATGTGATGTGAGTACTCTCAAATATTTGTGTTGTACTGGAGTATTTATCGTAATTTTATTAGAGTCATAAAAAAAGGGAGGTTAAATACCTCCCTTTTTAATATATGTTTTTGAATTACATTAAGTTTACAAGTACTTCAATAACTGCTTCGCCACCGTCTGAAGAGCCAACTGCTTTACCAATTATTCTTCCTGCCTGTGCGTTGTTATTTGACATTGCTCTACCATTGCCTGCAGAAACAACTAAGTCTCCTTTAGCAACTGGGCCAGTAACCTTAGTAGGTACTCTTCCTGTTAGTGCAACGTATTGTCCTTCACCATCGCTGTTCATCATGTAAGCTGGATCAGTACTAATAACACCTGCTACTGCATGACAGTTTTCACTATCACATGCTGTAACTTCTTTATCGCCGCCAAACATAACAACTGTGCCTGCTTCTAGTTCTGCATCACTTTCGTATTTCTCAGCCAAATCCGCAAACTGTGCCGCACTTGCTGTACCTTGGAATGTTACTGCGTATACTTCGTTATATCTTAATGAACCACTACCTAAGTCAACTGCGTTATCACTTGATGGTGTAATTGTACCACTGTGAGAATCGTTAGCATCACTTCTTAAGAAACTTGCACTACTAATGCCGTCTAATGTATCTGCATCAACATTCAATGCGTCTACAAAAGCATTAGTAACTCTTGAATCAATAAGTGTATTAACTCTTGCACTTGTATGATATTCGTTTGACCCTTCTACTAAATTAGAAGTACTAAAGTCACCCATGTCAACTGCAATACTGTCTGCGGCAACACTAATACCTGTTCCTGCGCCAATATTAATTGTTACGTCACCTGATGAACCGCCGCCAGATAAACCTGAACCTGCTGTTACAGTTGTAATATCACCTGTTGTTGTTGAGTAACCAAAACTCTCAATTCTGTCATTGATTGCTTTTGCTGTCATTATTTGTGTATCTGAATCTGCAAATGATTCTGAACTTAGTAGTAAACTACCTGCCGCTATCTCTGATAGCGTTACGCCTGATACGTTAAGTGTTACGTCACCTGATGTGCCGCCGCCGCTTAAACCAGTACCTGCTACAACACTTGAAATGTCACCTGCGTCATTAGTAAAACTAATTACACCAGTACCGCTGTTGTATGATAAGTCACCGCCTACTGATATAGATGCTCTTGCTCTTGCATCTGTATAGTATAAGTTAGTTGAACCTTCTGTCATCTCATCTGTATTATCTGTTGTTGCTATTTGTGAAGCAACGTAAGCCTTAATACTTTGTTGTGATGCAACTTTAGTAGCACTATCTGAAGCCATGTTGTCTTCATCTAATAATGCGTTGGCAATTCTTGCGTCTGCTCTTGCATTTGTGTAATATAAATTACTTCCTTCTACTAAGTCACCAGTATCAGCTAACGCTAATTTAGTTGCAAACCTACTGTCTGCTCTAGCATCTGCTCTGGCATTTGTAAAGTAAAGGTTAGTTGAACCTTCTGTTAATGTATCAGTATCTACTGCTATATTAACGTATGTTGATCCGTCGTTAGTAAACTGCCATTTGTCTAATGATTCATTAAACTGGAAGTTTACGTCTGCACTTGATCCTCTATCTACAGTAAGTCCTGCGTTCTCACTTGGAGCTCCACTTGTTCCTGCGTTAAGAGTAATAATGTTATCTTCTAATAATAATGTTGCTGTATTAATTGTAGTTGTTGTACCACTAACTGTAAAGTTACCGTCTACTACTATATCATTACTAAATGTTTTGTTTCCACCAATTGCTTGAGTACCAGTTGTTCTAACTATTGTTGAATCTACTGCAAATGTACCTGCAGTATTTGTAATACCATCACCGCCTGTTAAGTAACCTGCGCCATCGACGTAAGCCTTATTAGTAGCATCTGCCACTTGGGTTGGTGTTGGTAAATTGTTTAGTTGGTTACTGTCTAAATTAATGTTGGAAGCCATTGTAAGACCGCCAGTACCAGTAAGTGTTTGACCTGAGTCAAACGTCATTGCTGATTGGATATTAATTACACCTGATCCTGATGAGTTAAGTTCTATGTCACCTGATCCTGAAGTAATAAGTCCTAAATTTTGGTTTGCATCTGCACTAACCTGGATTGTTCCTGAATTATCTTCAAGTACTTTTTGTCCGTTAACGTAAAGTGATCCTGGACCAACGTATACGTCTCGCCATTGCTTACTTGATGAACCTAAGTCATAAGTAACGTCTGCTGATGGTATTATGTGCTGTGCTACTGCTGAACCGTCAAATGCTACAGTAACATCGCCTGATGTTCCGCCTCCACTTAAACTTGTTCCTGCTGTTACACCAGTAATGTCTCCAGTTTGTCCATCAATAGTAAGTGTACCTGCTGAATCATTATATGTTAATGTGACTCCTGTACCGCCTACTAGAAGCGTGTTAACCGCGTCTTCGATGCTTTCTTGAGTATTTATTTCTGATGCTTTTGCTAATCTGTGTCCGCCTGCTGTTGAACCGTCGTGGACTATAACGGTATTTAAATCTGTATCGACAGTAATCTCACCAACTAATCCAGTAAATGAACTGTGTTGGGAAGTTGTGCCTCGTCTCCATTGAATTGCTGTGGCCATGTTAATTCTTCCTATATGTTCTACGTTTTGTAGTCTACTAAGCCGTCGCTAAGTAGTCATAAATCACATTCTTGTAATTGTATAAGTGTATTTATCGAAGTTTACTTGATTTGTGCTTCTACAACACCGTTTCCGGAACGGTTATCAGTTATAGCAATTCCTATCATACTAGGTCCTGTTACATGATATCCTCTGAATGGTGCCGCTTCGGCATGTCCGGGTGTGTTACTACAAATTAGTACATCACCTTTTTGAACTCTGCCATAAACTTTAACAGGAACTCGTCCTCTTAATGCTAACACTACGCCGCCTTCTAAATCTGCATTCATTAAGTATGCTGGATCTGTACTAACAACACCTGCTATTGCTGGGCAGTTTTGTTTTGTTGATTCTGTTACTTCTTCAGTTCCGCCAAATACACAAACAGTTCCTACTTCGTAGTCTTTATCTGATGTATATTTCTCAGCCAAATCCGCAAACTTTGCCGAGGATGCCGTACCTTCAAAAGTTACTGCAAATACTTGATTGTATCTAAGTGAACTGGAGCCTAAGTCTATGCTATTATCTGCACTAGGAG